GTCTGATCGAATTCTTCTGCACTGTTGAACTCCGATGCTTCTTCATACCATACCGCTACAATGTCGTTTATATCATTCGACTTTAATTTCTCAAAGTCATCTTGTCCGTAAAAATGGAACGCAGAGCCAGTGCGTTTATGAACGACTTTAAATGGACCGACTGTGGTTTTAAATTGGTTCATGATACCCAATTTATCTAAAGCCCATTGTACCTTTAAGAAAACAGAATCCCGAATAGTATTCGCTACTTTACGAATGACAATGACGTTAGCTTTTTCACCCATGTTTATATACTTTATCATTTCGATTACAAGCCGTAACGATATGACAGAAGATTTGAATGAGTTACGTCCACCCTTTAATATGATATAAGGCAAACTTGAATACCAAACGTCTTTAAATGTCGGGTTGATTTGCTTACTTAACCTAAATACTACTTTATGTTTACGTTTAGTTTTCATCGACATCCTTTAAATCGTCAACAATGACAATTTCGACCAGCTTTGCATCTTCGCTTCGCTCGGACGCTTCAACTTTCGCCAATTCAGCTTCAGCTTTCGCACGTTCCGTTTCGACACGAGTTTTCTCTTTAATTGCAGATGAAACATTTTGCCATTTATCAGGTTGACGGTTTTTAAGCCAAAAGATAGCAGAAGTGGGGTCAGCAGGCATATGCTTTTTCGTTATCTCGACTTTCTTTTTGAGTTCACCATTTACAACTTCTTGTGTCTCTTTACGTTCTTCATAGTCATAACCGATCGCTCTTTTAAACAAAGCATTTTCGACTTCATAATCCACAACTTGTTTCCCTCTTTTTAAGGCCTCGTCAATCTCGTTGTGTTTCTGTTTCCAAGTGTATAAAGTCGACACATGAATACCAATGTTTTTCGCTATTTGTTCATCGGTCAATCCATCTTTCGCCCAACCTTCAAGCACCGTTTGTCCTTGCTCTGTTATATACTCATGATATTTACCCTTAGCTATATAACAACCCCCCTACCCTACAAAAAAAAGAAGGACAAAGCCTTCTTCTTATTTTCATAAATCTGTAATGCCTGCAATATCGAATATGGATATTTGAGCGTTTTCTAATGCTTGCTGTTCTTCTTTGAAAAAATCTTCTTTTGTTTTACCCATTCGTTTTCCTTTAAGAGTATGAACGTCATACACGTATTCAGGAACGGTTATATCTTGATTCCTAACTTCTTCAAAGTAGCCTTCTATCGTTGCGTCATCAATTCCATGTTTCATGTCGTAAACGTAATTTGATAACAAGTCTGCGTCTCGGTTATGTTTCCAAGTGCATAATAAGATTACAGCTTTCGATATAAAAATCCGACCACCCATCCTATCTCGTTTTTTTCCTTTATTGATAAATAGGAATGAGTCATGCAAGGCTTTAATTTCTTTCGTTATCATCGGACCGTAACAGTCCTCAGCAGATACCGTTAATAATCTTTTCCATACATAGTTGTGATAGGTCGGAAACAATTCAAGAGCGAAATACCCTGCAATCTTCGTATCACTTCTCCTGATCGCTTTTTGTAAAGCACTCGCTACTTCGTAAAAATCATACCCTCTTTGTGTTTTCAGTTGTCTAGCCATAAATATAGATTCCTTTCTCTTTTCTATCTAATCTAATTATATCACTGACAACTTACCCTCTCAAGCGTTTTTGCGTGTTTCATTGAATTTTATTAAACTCAACAACAGATCGGCATTTTCCGTTTCAGCGATGGCAGGAATATCTTTATCCAAGCAATGGCTTGACCAATACTGATTGTCGTTATAGACAAACGTATGACTAGGATTTACTCTCGGATCAAGGATAAATAACTCTCGCACTTTTTCGTATGGTACTCCATGATTATCACATATATCTTTGAATTGGTGCATGAACGAAACCTTATATCCAAGCCATGAGTTTTCCATATATTTTACAATTTCAGCTTCAAGAAATGATACATGATGAAACTTGTGTCGAGCGTCATAGCAATGCTGTAAAATTTGTTGAGCCTTGACAGTATTCACTTGATCGCCCCCTAAAATCGTAAAGGCAAAATCAAAGTTATTTGCATGTTGTGTTGAGCCGTAGTATTCAGGCGAAACTACAATATTCTTACCAGTAACGACTTCCAATGTTTCAGCAGTTCCGGGTAGTATCGTAGACTTAATTATAAATAAGTCAGCTTCGTTTTCCATCAATGCGTTTTTAACTTCTTGAATGTCGTTCACTCGGTCATCGGTGTATGGAGTATCGACACAGATAAATGCAACATCGTAAGTGATATTCCGTTTACCATCTATACGTTTGTATTTATCGTAAATGTCCGACTCCAACGCTTTAATTTCTTCATCCAAGTTTTTTCCAACGACACCATATCCAATTATTAGCGAATTAATCATAAACTATCGCCTGCTTTCTAGGTACATTAATAGTCGTTGACATATTGTCTTTATATGCACCTTCTTTAATTTTAATTGCTGAACCCCATTTTCTCCTTAAACTGATGACAGACTCTTGCATCGTATCTTCAGTTCTAAATTCCGAACTTCCACCCTTATTGTTATCTCGTCTTTGAGCAAATGTGAAACGGTTGTCTACAAAAGTAATTCTATCAACAAGTAAACATTGTAAAGCAAAATCCACATCGACTTTAAAAGCGTCATCCCTAAATCTGAATCTCCGACCATTGACTCCAATCACTCCACCAGTCCAAGTATTGAGAATAAATGGCTCGGTAGCATTAAACATTCGAATATCTTTTTGGGAGAACCCAAACATCGAGACCCCTAAATCTTGACTCATGACGGCAGTATTAATTATCGTCTGTAAGATTTCGCCCTTATCTTCAATCCGCCTAGACAATTCACCTGTCAATGAATAGAAAAACATTAAATCATCATCAAACATAATAACGGTATTTTCTTCAAAAGTATCAAGTACAAAATTACGTGTCATTCCTAACCCCTTAATTTTGTTACCGTCATAAGTGGTTACAGGGTTATTACAGACTGATTGATAATCTTCTTTTTGTTCTTCAGGAACGACTAAATCCACCCATTCAGGAAGTAGTTCAAGCGTATTCTCGCTGATTGACTGATGCCGTCCACGACTAATAATCACTAAACGAATATCATATTTTTTTAAGTAATTCTTTTCCGTTGAGTACACGTCCGACCCCTACTTTCTTCGTGTCGCCATACCCTGCATCCACACGTTCAATATTAAATTTACTCACAACGTTTAACCAATCTTGCTGATTATCGAATACAAAGACAACGTAATCGTGGTGTTCAAAAGCCTTTAATTCCAACTGTTTAATACGGTGTTCTTTTTGTTTTTCTTCATCGGTATCGGCTTCATCTTCAAATTCAAACTCAAACCCTAACTGTGCTAAATATCCATCGTCAAAGTCCAACATTTCTAACTCTAATTTGTCTAAATCCCATTCTGCAAGTTCGCCCGTCTTGTTATCTGCCAATCTATATGCCTTCGCTTTTTCAGGCGTTAAATCGCTAGCTACAATA